CGGGATTACGTGCGGGCGCGGCGCAACGAACAGGCGGCCTATGGCAAGGGCCTGTCCAAATCCGGGGCGAGCAAAGCCGACATTGAGGCGGCGGCAACTGCCACCCGTGCCCTGTCCGATGAACTGGGGATTCTGACCAAGGCCGCCACACCGGCCAGCCAAGGCATGAACCTGCTACAGGCGACCCTGCGTTCGTTCCTCAAGTACGCAGTGGGTTATGGCTCCCTCTACGGGCTGGCGGCGGCCGTCTCCGCGCTCGGCAAGTCGATGATCGACCTGCAGACCGAGCTGCTGGATATTCAGGCGGTTACGGGCTCGACCGATGCGCAAATGAGCAAGCTGACCGACACCATCACACAGGTGGCGCGGACCAGTAAGTTCTCCCTGCTGGATCTGACCAAGGCTACCAAGGTGCTGGCGCAGGCTGGTGTCTCGGTTGAGGAACTGAACACCTCGCTGAAGGCCACCGCTGACTTTGCGGCGGCCACCGGGGCCAACCTTGAGGTGGCAGCGGATCTGCTGTCGACCACGCGCTCGGTGTTCAAGGAACTGTCAGACGACACGATCAGCAACCAGCTGGCCAAGGCGATCAACGTCTCCAAACTGACCGCCGAGGATCTGAAAACGATCCTGTCCCTCGGCGCGCAGACCGCCAAGTCGTTTGGTTTGACCTCTGAGCAGTTCTTGGCCGCCGTGGCCACGTTGCGAAACGCAGGCTTGAAGCAATCCACTGCGGCCACTGGGTTGCGCCAAGGCATGCTGGAAATTTTCAGCCCGGACGCCAAGCTGATCAAAGCACTGCAAGCCCGTTATCGTGACATGGGCGAGGAAATGGGCGCCGAAGCGGTGCGCGCTCGCTTCTTCGCATTCAGCCGAGGCCGCTCGCCACTGATCGCAGCCCTGACCGAACTGAAACGCTTGGGCTTCAACGATGAAGGTGCGATGGACCTCTCGCGGGCCTTCGACATCCGCTCGACGAACGCCATTAAGGCGATGATTTCGAACCTGGAAGAACTGGCCGCCAACGAAGGCAAGATCACCTTCGGCCGCGCTGCGGCAGCGGGGGCCGCGACCACCATCGAAGGGTTGAGCGCCAGCTACACCCGCCTCATTTCGACCATCACCAGCTTCACCTACAACCGTAGCGAAGGCGTGCTGGGCTTCCTGAGCAACACGATTCAGAGCCTCGACAGGGCGATCCAGAAGCTGGACGAATGGGACCTCAAGCGCCGCTCGATGGGTGAGACTTCGCTGACGGGGCCCAAGGGCCTCTTTGGTTCGTGGGACTCCGCGTTCAACCCGTTTGCTGCACCCCGCAACTACATCAAACAAAAAATCATGGGGGCGGTTCCCCACGAGCCCAGCCCTGAAGAAGCGGTGGATCAGGCCCGCTCCAGTGCCAAAACTTTGGCCGACCGCCGGGCGAAATTCGATGAATTCGAAAACTCGGCCCGCGCTGCCGACATTCGCCTGGCCAAACTCGGCGAGACCGTGGGCAGCGCAGGCGACGGCCTGGTCAAGATCGAGCGGGTATCCGACGACCTGAACCTGACCATCGCCAGGGTGTTCGGCCCGGGGATGGAGGGCCAGCGCGAGCAGCTGGTAAAACTGGCAAAGAGCTACAGCGACCTGACCAAAAGCGAGCGCGATGTACGCATCAAGGAACTGATCGAGAAGTTCCCGCAGCTCAAACAGTTCGACCCCGTCCAGCTGGACCGCAGCCTAGCCTCCATCGCCGGCATGGGGACGGCGGTGAACGGCTTCCTGAAAGGTCAGGCCGATAGCCTGTCGGACGGCCTCGCGAAAAGCCACGAAGTCCTGGACAAGCTGCAGGGGAAAAAGGCCACCTCCGTTGCCGAGATTGAGGCGGTGGCCACCGAAGAAGTGGCCCGCCGTTACCCCGAACTGCTGGACATCATGCGCGGCGACAGCAAACTTGCCGCTGGCCAGCAGATCACCATTATGCAAATGGCCTCGCAGGCGTGGTCGGACCTGGTGCGCAACAAAGGTGGTGAGGGCTTCCTGCAGGAAGAAGCCAAGATGCAGGCCCAGGCCCTGCTGCTGAAAATCAAGGCGCTCTCGCTGACTCGCAATAAGGGCACCGCCGAGATCGACATCCGGCTGGCCATCCAGTCGCTGGAAACCGAAAACAAAAGGCTCGGCAAGTCTGCCGTCGACCGCATGCAGCAGATCAAGGAAGCCCTGATCGCAGCTGCCGACAAGCTGAAACCCGGGGCGAACAAGACCCTGCTGGAAGCCGGCGTCAAGGAAATCACCAAGGGGCAGGAAATCACCGGCGCCAAGTCGGTGGCCGAAATTGACGAGCGGGTCGCGACCAACAACGAACTGTTTGAGAAGGTCCGCACCAACCCGGATTTCCGCGCCAACCTGTTGCAGATGCCGGACACCACCGTGGGCCGGGAGGCGGCGCTGTCCTACACGGAGCCGGGCAGCCAAGGCATTCCGATGGAGGATGTGCTGAACGGCACACAGGAATACAAGGATTTCCTGGCGCTGGCCAAGACGTTTAACGACACCTACCTGAAACAGATCGAAACCCGTAAAGCCTATGCGAAGGAACTGAAAAAGGGTCAGGAGCTGGGCGATGCCGTGGAGAAACACACCACGGAGTTCAACGATTTCAAGGTCAACAAGCAGTTCCCTGAAGCTCGCGGGGCGCTGAACGCCAAAATCGACGCACAGATTGCGGTCGAGAATGAAAACGTTGCCGAGGCGAAACGCCAGCGCGTGGCCAACCTGGCGAACGCGGACGTTGACAAAGACAAAACCATCCTCAAGAGCGAGCTGGACGCTAGGGCGAAGATCGCCAAGTTGGAGGTCGAGCGCGCCAAGGAATTGGAGCAGATCAACCGCGAAGAAGCCAAGGTCGAACTCGGCCGTGGCCAGCGGCAGAAGACTGGCGAGGCGACACGCCTGAAAGGCGTACTGGACAGCGCCACCAACCTGACGCCGAACGGGACGATTGACTCGACGATCGAGCAGTACGACAAGGTCAACGCCGAACGGCTGGCTCTGTTTGAGAAACAGCTGGAGCAGCAAGGGAAGTTGACCGAGCTGTCGGAAGCCGAGATCGAAGAAAAACGCAAGTCGCTGGCCCCTTACAAGGAACAAGCGGCCTACCTGGAGCTGGTGTTCCGCCGCGAACGGCAGGTGCGGGACGACATCGACTCCCTGCTGGAACGCTCGCTTACCAGTGGCAGCCTGCTGAATGACGCACGGCTTGCAGACAAGGGCCTGATCCCCGGCGACCGCACCCAGCGCCGCAATTACCTGACGGATCACCAGGGGTTGTTGCTCGATAAACGGGCCAACGCTGAGTACACCCTGAACCTCGCGCAAGAGAAAGTTGCCGACCTAGCACCGAAGGCCAAAGCGGACCCAGACAACAGGAACGTCGCTGAGTCGCTGGCTAGGGCGCGGGCAGAAGTTCTCGACCTGCACCGGGTCATCGCCACCACCAACACCGAGATTGGGAACGTCGGTCTGGAGCTGGAGCGCGTCACCGGCACCTGGGAGTCTGGGTTCAAGCGTGCCTTCGACCCGAATGTCATCCAGCGCAGCCTAGAACAGTCGGAGTCGTCGTTTGAGCACTTCGGCGAAGTCCTCAATGACCATGTGGTCACCGCGATTGAAGACATCGGCGATGCCTTTGCCGATGCCGCAGTGGACGGTAAAAGCCTCGGCAGCTCACTGGACGATGTGTTCTCAAAGCTCACCAAAGAGAGCATGCGCACGCTGATCAAGACGTTCAGCAACGAGACGATCGGCAGCCTCACCGGCACCCTGTTCGGCAGCAACAAGGGGCCGGGGCAACAGCAGCAGGGGGCGATCCCTGCGCTGCTCGCCCGCTTCGGCTTGGGCGGGTCGCCGAAGACAGGCGAGGCCACTAACACCACCTCGCAGGCGACCCAGCCGGGCAGCTTCATGGACAGCGTGGTCGGCGTGCTGACCGGTGACACCGGCAATTCTGAGGCAGCGAAAGACGGCTGCTGCCTGCCGAAAGAAGCCGGGGAGGCGATGAAGAAAGTCGCCTCTGGCCCCGGGCTGGACAAGTTGGTCGAAACCGAGGGCAAGGGCTTTTTCGAGGAACTGGGCGGGGGCTTCGTTGGCCTGCTGGACAATGTCACCAGCGGTTTCGGCAAGGTGTTCGGCAACATCGGCGGGCTGCTCGGGCTGGGTAGCTCCACCGGCGCAGGGCAGGCGACCGGCCTGTTCAGCCTCGGCACGATGGCGGCGGGCATGTTCGCAGGGGGCGCAGGCGGCGCAGCCACTTACAAGGGGGCCTTTGGCTTCGCAGGTGGCGGCATCATTCACGGGCCTGGCACTGGCACCTCGGACTCGATCCCGGCCTACCTGACCGGCCCCAGCGGCCTGCACCAAGAGCT